GTCATAAATCCTTCCGCGTTTTCTTCGTCAACACCGGCTAATTTACACCATCCATTTTCACCCCACTTTTCATCTATAGTTTTGAGACGATCAGCTTCAAAACTATCGTAATCAGAAAAATTACCGTACATATTACCACCCTCAAAATTGGATCTGTCTACAGGTTCTGGTTTTTTACACGATATATTACCATTAGGCATATACCCTTCTGTAGTCGAAGGTTTTGGAAATTGAATACCATCACTAGTTATTGTAACTGGTGAGACACTTAGAGATGGGGCTGGGGCTGGAGCTGGGGATGGGGATGGAGATTTAGTAATCGTAATACTATTCAAAAGATTTTTAATACCATTTATTATAAGGTAAAGAAATAAAGAAAATATTAAAAAAACAACAACAAATGCGGTGAGTCCTGCGTTCATGGTTTATAGTATATACATTTATTATTTTTTAAAAAATGGGTTCTTATCAAGTTTCCCACCGTGAAACAAAACTGGATTATAACTCGAACCATCTACGTAATAGACTTTCGTGTACCAAGATTTTGAATTTGCATCCCACACTTCGCGTCTTTTTAATCCGCATTTGTATACGAGTTTTTCGTGCATATCATCACTACTTCCGGTAATTTCCCCCGATTTGTTCCCCTTAACAATAGTTTTTGCTTTCTTCTCATCACTAATAGAACGCGCGTAGTTCATCATAACGGATGATAAACCTCTGTGCATGTTTTATTATTGATTAGATTATTTCTTTTATATTAATTTATGTATTTAATGGTGGTGGTGGTTTTCTAACTTTTGCATTTAAAGCGGCAATAGTATATTTTGGATCGTGAATTCGGTTTAATAATTCTTTCTTATTCGATCTAACCGATTTATTAATTTGTTTTTTGAGACGCAAACGCGCGTTTAAGTTTGCGTGTACGGACATAACACCCATTCTTTTTGCCCGATTCATAAATTCTCGACGCCTTCCACCGGCCCATCCCATTGGGACGAATTTATCTACACGTTTTTGTAATCTTTGTGTAGCTTCATTAACAACTTTATTACCACCCGATATTTCTTTCGTTCTAAGATTATTCAATCTTTTTTGTCTAACGCGTGCATTACTTTCTGCCCTATTTTTTTTCGCCTTTGCTATTGCTGCAGCTTTATTTGCCGCGGCTTTTTTCTCGAGTTCAATTCTTCTATTTGCAGCTGCCTTTTCGGCTCTTGCTTTCTTTTCGGCTTGTATTTTTTGCGCTTTTGCACGCATTTCTTCTAATTTTCTTTTCTTTTCATCTGCCGCTGCTTTATTTGCCACCGCTTTATTTGCTGCGGCTTTTTTATTCGCTGCCGCTTTATTTGCTGCGGCTTTTTTATTCGCTGCCGCTTTATTTGCTGCGGCTTTTCTCTCTGCCGCCGCTTTATTTTCCGCTTCTTTTTTATTCGCCGCCGCTTTTCTCTCGAGTGCATTTTTCTTATTCTTCTCTCGTTTTCTTGCTGCATCTCTTTGACCTTGCATTTCAATTTCCATCTCTTTTCTAATTTTTTCTGCCTTTTCAAGATTTAAAGCTTTTTTATCTGCTTTTTCCCTTAACGCTTTTTGTTTCATTTCCATTAATCGTGCGTGTTGTGTATTAGCATTCCTTTTCTTTTGAGCTGCCGCTTCTTCCATAGCAATTTTTTTCTTAGTCGCCGCTTCTTCGTTAGCTATTCTTTTCTTTTCAACCATGGCTTTCTTTTGAGCTGCCGCTTCTTCCATAGCAATTTTTTGTTTTTGATTTTTTTCCTGTCTCTTTCTCTTTCTTTCTTCTTCAATTTCTTTCTTTTTATTTGCTGCTGCACTTGCATTTGCCGCCGCTTTATTTGATTGTTGTTGTTTAAGTTCTTTTTGTTTTTCGGCGTTTCTTTCTTTCTGTTCTTTAGCGTTTTGATTCATTTGTTCCTTTTTCTTTCTCTCTGCTTCCCTTTTCGCATTAAACGCAGCTTTTTTCTTATTTCTAGAAAATTGATTAGCGTACCTTTCAGCTGCGAGTGTGAAGTTCGTGAGAGGTTTTTGCGAACCTATTGTTTCTCTTCTCACGTTATTTAACAAATTTCGTTTTTTGTTTTCATTAAACGTTAAACTAGAAATTTTATTAAGTGCTTTTTGTTTTTTATTCGCGTAATTTTGTTTTTTATTCTGTTCTTCTTTTTGTTTAGCTTGTAAAAGGAGTTGTTTACGCTGATTCTCCTGTTCTTTGAGCTTTTCCTTCTCTTTTCGCGTTTCCGCGGTTTTGTTGAGTTTTCTTTTATCTTTTATCGCGGTTATGACATTAGTTTTAAATTTATTTAAACTTTCCGTTTGTACCCTATTTCTAAACCTTTGTTGAGCGTTAATGGGTAATGTCGATGTACTCAACATTTTTTCCAGTATTTTCAAGTTTTGAACTTTCTTATTCGCGGCTTGTTTTTTCGCCTTTGCTTCTTCGTTACGCTTGATCGCATTTTTAGCGTTTTGGTTTACTTTTTCCTTTTCTTTTTTCGCATTTTCATTCGCTTTCTTTTTTTCTTCGAGTTTCCTTTGTTTTTCTTGTAATTCTAAGTTCCGACGTTTTTGAATTGCATTTGCTCTAGATTTCAAGTTATTCGCAATTTTTTGTTTATTTATCGCATTTTGTCTAGCCACAGCAGCTTTTTTATCCTGTTCGTTTCTTTTATTAATCGCTTTAGTCGCATTCGTTGACACGTTTGCTACTTTTTGTTTATTTATCGCATTTTGTTTGGACGCGTCAGATTTTTTAGCCAGTTCGTTCTTTTTCTTGAGTGCTTCGTTAGCATTCTTTTTAGTTTGATCTGCTTTTTCTTGAGCCTTTTCTTCCTGTGCTTTTAAAAATGCCTTTTTACTATTTCCACCACCGGTTTCTGCGTTTGCTGCTGCTTGTTTTCCATTTAGAATAGCTTTTTTCCTTCCCTTGATTGCCGTCTCTGCTCGTGTTTTTGCATTTTTTAATTCGTAGCGACCTTTCTTTATTTTTCCAACAAGACGAGGGATTGGGGAAAGTGATTTAATTTGTTGTTCAGACAGAGTGTCATCAACAAACGTTTTTAAGAACTCATCAAATGCGGCTGAATTTCGTTCCGCATTTTCCAGTAATTTTTGTTGAGCTGTATCCTTAACCTTTATGTCATACATTTTTTTATTTATAATTTTGATTGCATTTTCCTTTGTTTTTGGTGCAACAAGACCACCCTTTGCAAATTTGTTTATAACTTTTTTTGCATTCGCGTTATTACCATACTTGTTTCTTAATTCCGCGACATTTGCATTTTTCTGTTTTTTCACATTAAGTTTACCTTTTCGTTTTGTAACGATAGCATTGACTTCCTTTTTCGCTAGAGAAATATTTGTTATACCACCCGATATAACACGCGTAACAACCCCATTTGTTCTAAAATCTTGAGCCCTGAAATTATTTCCATTCAAACTCGTAATGTATGTTTTTAATTCTTCCGCGCGAGCGAGTCTCTCTTCTTTCGTTTTTTCGTTTTGTAACCCTTTTTCTTCCATTTTTCGTTTCAATTCTTGACTAGATAGTTTCTTAGCGTTAATCTTAGATTGTTTAGCCTGGTTATTACTTATTTTCTTGTTTAATGTAATTCTAACACTTTGTTTATTTGGGTATATTGGTTTACTACTAAACATACCTGTTTTTTGATTTACATAATTTTGTATAATTTTCTGGTATTTTTCATTTTGGTAACGAGCATTTGTTTTTAACTCGTTTATGTTAGCTTCTCTCGTTTCCTTATTAGCCGCCTTTTTTGCGTTATTTTCCTCCTTTTTCTTATTTTCGGTAGCCTTATTAATGGCGTTTTTGTCACTCTTATTTTTCTTATTCTTTTTATTTTGTTCGATCGCGTTAATAACAGATTGTTTTGTTAGATACTTTATTTCACCTTTACTAAAAATACCTCTTCCGATACGTTTTCGAGATTCAAAATTGTTTATAACTGTTTTTGCATTCGCGTTATCCGTATAGTTAGCTCGTAAAGCATTTGCATTTGCTTTTATACCTTGATTTTGGGAACTTTTTATATCCTTTTTTATATCGGAAATAATGTCTTTTATGGATGTTTTGGGTTCTGCTAAAACGCGTCTCTTAATCCCGTTTCTGTTTTGTATAAACTGTTTTGCGTTACTATCTTCGTTTAAGAACTTGTTTATTTCCTCTACTCTCTTAGCATCTCTAGCATTCGCCAATTTTTGTATCATTCTATGTGCGGTTGTAATTTCTTTACCTGCAAATTTATTACTGTTCACATTTTGAATGTTTCTTTTCGTATTTCTTTGTGTTTTTATAATTTGTTGTACATCTCTACTTGATTTATTAAGGGATCTACTTACTGCAAACTGTTCCAGTTCCGCTATGAACTGTTTACGCGATTCCGTATTTGCATTTTCCTTATTTCGAAATTTTTGTTCGATTTTTTGTTTTGCGTTTTTGACTGTATTACTGAGTGATCGTGGTTCATTGAGTATATTATGTAATTCCTTTATTGAATTTTCATTAAGTTTTAACGTCCCGTTATTGGACTTTAAAAAGGTATTGAGTCGATTATGGTTCTTTTTTTTATAGTTTTTGAATTTGTTTGATGCGTTATTTAAGGTTACATTTGGTCTATTTATGAGATTTTTAATATTCTGGTTATTCAAATTAAGTCTTAAACTACTTGCATTATTATATTTAGCTTTTTTAAGTTTTTGTTTTCGATTATTTTCGTTTTTTGTATTGTTTATCTCTTTTTGTTTATTTAGTTTAGCCTGTCTTCTGGCTTCAGCAGCTGCTTCTTTTGCTCGTCTTCTTTCTTCTGCTTTTTGCTTTCTTTCTTCTGCTTTTTCTCTCATTTTATTGAGTATTGATTGCTTTTTTATATTACTATTACCAGAAGTACCACCAGAAAACAGTGTTCTCCTAACCGATGGTTGTGTCACAGATGGTTGTGATGGGAGTGTTCCAGGTGTAGGGGCAATCGGTTGTGTCACAGATGGTTGTGATGGAAGTGTTCCGGGTGTTTGTGTTCGTGGACCTTGTACCGAAGAAGCGGGTGTTGTTGGTGATAATGTACTACCACTTACGTTATTAGATCTACTTTGTTGTTGCGATGCGAGTGGTCCGGGTGATTTTTTAAACTTAATAACTTGGTTAATTAATTCTGTATAATCACCTCTATTAATTTGACCGACGTGTTCTTTAGCAGCTTTTTTGAAACGTTTGTGCCAGTCCTTAAAAGATTCGTTCCCTATATACCCTTCGTTTCTCAATTGTGTGTATAACTTTTCGGGTTTTTGGAGATAAAACTTTCTTTTGTTTGCAGACATGGAATTAACCTCGTTTTGTGATTTTAATTTGAAACCACCCGAGAAAAGACTAGAGAACATGTTTTTAACGCGCCCTCTTTCTATACCCTTAACTTCTCTATAAGGTGATTTCGTGTTCGCATTGTTTTTTAAGAAATTTGGTTTGTTCGCTTTTCTAAACATATTTCCTCCTCTATTATTGTTTCTGTTGTTCTCATTTCTCGTGTAGTTACTATTGGTTCGGTTAGAGTTGGAGTTATTGATTCCATTTTCACGTGTTATATTTCTATTGGAGTTAGAGTTATTGATTCCATTTTCACGTTTTATGTTAGTCATCAAATTATTAGAATTAGAATTAGAATTAATGTTAAATGGTTTTACATTAATTTTCTTCTTATGAATAGTTCTGAGTCGGATCGGTTCATGTATATTTAATGAATGAAGTTTTCGACCTATTATATCTATTAATTGTGCTTTGGTAAGACTTTTATCCGCATGACGCGCGAGTCCGACTTTTTTCGCAATTCTTCTAATACTTGCAACTTTTGTCGATGAACTAAACAGTTTTTCAAATTCCAATATTGTTAAAGGTGATTTTCGATCTAACAAATGCGATTTATCCCTACTTAATATAAGAGGTGGTAAAGGTAGTTTACCATCCTGAATAGTTGCATAAACATCACATATCTGACTCCTCGACAATTTGATATCTTCCCCTGTGGTTTGCTTAATAAGAGTTTTTAGATTTTTTATATCTATTCCTGGATCGCATGCATCCATTATTGTTATAAACCAACAAAAAAGTTTATAACAATAATTAATTATCTATACCTTTCATATATAACTTCATTTTTTCTTCATAAGTCATACCAAAATTAAACACATCTACCTGCCCTATATCAATATCAATAACCTTACTATTTTTTATTATATTTTGTTGCCTGTTATTTAAAGTTGATGTCATTAATGCCTCTGCGAATTGTTTTGGACTTTTTATATCTTCTATAAAATCTGATTCCATTTTCATTCTAATACAAAGTATTTTATTACCCTTTTTGTCCATAAAAGGTGAGGTCGGTAAAGTTTCTAAAGTTCCCCCGTCTACATATACCATACCATCATACCTGTACGACGAGAATATGAATGGTACAGCTATACTCATACACAGCGCATCTATGACTTTCATATTTGGGTGTGTATCTTTAGAAAAATAGACTGTTTTTGAAGTATTTACACAAAACGCTGATATGTATATTTTTTTCTCTATGTCTAAAAATGTCGGATCCGATTCTAAAATATCTACAAACTTTTCTCTTATTGGTTTTAAATCAACTAACCCATATTTATTCATAAAACATTTCAAATTAAGTTTAACTAATTTATTACCATCTATTAATGCAAATTTGTAAAGTATATCATCTATACCAAACCCTAATGCTAACATTAAACATATTATTGCACCCGCTGATGCACCTGAATATTCTTTTATATTATCAAGTTCGTGTTCTATAGTTTTTAAGTATCCTAGCATTGAGAAAATTCCCATTGCACCGGGTCCTATAACAAGGTATTCCATATCCTCATTTAATAATACTGAGGAAATTGCTTTCTCAAAATAGCGAACACTGTCGCGAAGACGACTGCGTGAACAACTGCCGAAGAAATACTGGTTTGACCCGACATGAACAATCCCTTTGATCCTGGTGGAATACTCAAGAGCATACCTGGACTGAGAATGATAAAGAGAGTTGTGGTGACGATTAAATCGGTCTGTGTGAGAACCAAACCCATGCATTTGGCAATGAGTGAGAATGTGAGGAAGAAAACGAGTGCGTGAAATAAAACGGCGGTTCGTCCCGTGAGACCATCTCTGAACGCAATTTTGGAACCATTTGTCCTGAGAAGTATTCCTGGACTGAGAGCTAAAAAAAGAGCGGCTGGTACGGCGACTTTAGTGGATGTAATATCTGGGATCATGTTTGTATATATATATTCATTACATATTAATCTAGGAACCGTAATTGGAGTTATAAAAGCAAAATTCGACAAAATCATCGTAATTTGCAAATCTTAAAATTATATGTGACATAATAGCGTCATCTAAATACTGTTGAAGTATTCCCCACATATAACGAAGATGTTCATGGTGTACTTCTTCCCAATCGTTTATATGTAGAGGTTCGTTATAGTGAAATTCGTCTTCTGCATCACTGTGTTCTGCTTCGTTACCATTCATGGCTTCGTAGACATATTGATTCCAAACCATTTTTAAAATTATTGTTGTTTTTTATCTTTGATACCCGTGAGAGAGAGTGAAGTTGATTCCTTTGTTGGTAAGCTATCGAGTATAAACTTTAATACACTTTCGGCTCTTTCTTCGTTTCCTTCGAAATATGTTACGAGACCTTCTTTAACTGAGGTCTTGTTTAAACCTTGTTTCCTGCTATTTGTCTTAACTGAAATCTTCCCTTTTTTAAGATTTATAACATCTAAACCATTATCGGTCATAGTTTTCTTAATCTGTAATTTTAAAGATTTTTCCGCCTGTACTAAAATCTTTATATCTTCTCGGGCTTCTGTAATCTGCTTGTTGAGTTCAACCAATTTAGAGACGCTGTTAGAAAGTTCGTCTGGTGATGACGACATTGTTTTTATTTATAAATAATACCTGTATTCTTTAATTGACTATTTTAACACAGTGGTCTGCGCATAGTATCTGGGGAAATTGTGGAGTTATTCCACACGAATGGTTCTTTACCGTTTGGTGGGTCCGCTCTGACTTGTTGGTTAGCATTTCTCAATGCACCGCCAACAGTTTCTGGGAAACCGATTTGGGCACGTGGTTCGAGAAAGTTTTGTCCCGCGAGAATGTCTTCTGGTGCAAATTCACCGAAATCTTCCTGAGAAGCGACTTCTCTTGGGAGAAGGGATGAAGCGAGACCGCTACCCGATTTCATTTCGCAAGAAGCCGAAGTATCCGCAACAGCGCTCGCGGTTGGGGATGGTCCGTCGCCCAAAGGTGCGTACATACGCTCCTCGACCGAGTAAGTGGATCCGGAACTCATGTTCGTGAAAATAAGGTAGATGACAACTGCGACAGCAAGTGTAATTCCTATTTGTCTTGGGGTAATTTTTTTGCTCATCTTCATAATGTCTTTTATATATAGTAAATACTTTTTTTTATTTCGAATCTGGATTTTCAAACATACACCCGTCTGGGTATGCTTCAATTTCCTGAGTTTCTTCTACCTCATTTTTTTCCTCTTCGTGGATTTTTACCTGAACAATATTCCATGATGGACCAAACGCTTTCTTAGCAAACCAGAGCCCTGAGAATTCGACAAAAATTGAACATGTCGTACCTGGAGAAAGTGTTTCAAAATCAACCTGTTCGTTTTTAGAGTTAAAAACCCGAGTCGCTCCTATTTTGTCTGTTGATAAACATTCCTCTTTGGTATACGCATTGGTAACTGTTTTTTCTGGTAATTCTTTACCAAACCATTCTACAGCATTTTCAACTGCGGACTGAATACTGGATGCATGAACAGATTCGATCTTCGCCTGATTTTCTTCTCCTGTAATTTCGAATGATACTTCTTCCATTTCGGAGTCGATATCCAAAACCTTTACGCATGGTAATTGGATAAAACATCTCTTTTTTTCGTCGGTGAACGCTGTCACGTGTCGCATACCATCATCTGCTTTTGTTGGCTTGTTGTAAATCATTTTTATATATTACTTTGGTATCATTTCTTTAAACCAATAAAAGGTATCATTGCGGATTTTTCTAAAACTGGTTTTGGAACCCATTGGTCTCTAACTGGTTTGAATCCGTATAAGGTCTCTTCCATATTTACATTACGTATTTTAGATGGTAATGGTCTGGGCTTGACTGGTCTAAAATTCATTTGATTTCGTACATAGTTTTGATTTGGATTAGATCGCCAATTCATTTTTTCGAGGTTGAATATTTGATCCGATTGTGTTTTTAAATAATTCGGCGGTGTTTTCATAGTGTTGTGATTTGATTTTAAACCATAAAATATATCTTTGCTCAATTTTGTTTTAGAAGGTGTTGTCGTTGAAAGTTTATATTTTTGTGGATTGATTTTTGCAGCCTTCTTCATCACACCTGGTCCTACCTTTGTATACGTTCGAAAGGTGTGTGCAGGTTTACCAAGTTTAATACCAACTTTTTTTGCAATTGTATCTATAGAATCTGTACTTAAAATCCTCTTTTTAGACATTAGTCTACCTAAAGCGATCATACGTTTCCTGTCCTTTTCAACTTTACCCATTCTGAGACCCATTTTTTGCATCATGAATATATCTTTTATAAGGTATGATTTTGTGGGTATGGTTAAGTATTTATATTTTACCGTGTATATTTTACCCCTGTTCATGTTTTGGTAATTCATTTCAGTTGAAAAGGTGTTTGTTTTGGCAACGTCGTATCCGAGTTGTTTTGGACGCATAAATGCAATGTCTAGAATACCACCAAAGTTCATATCTTCATTTTTACCAGTTTTTATATTGAATAAACGAAACTTCATATCCAGTGTGAACAATTCAACATCTATGAGTACATTAGACGCATTTTTTATGTTTTTACGTTTAGGTATTAACGAGTATCTACGTGTAACATGGTACCCCCTTGTCTTTTTATTCGTAGCGCTTGTTAATCCAATATATTTCGCAACTTTATAAGCCCAATTTGTTCTGTAAGCTGCATTATTCAAGTTATATTTGTTAATATCCTTATTCGTAAAGTATTGATTCGTTTCCTTGAGAACCGTATCTATAATTTTATAATTATCACGTTGTGCTATTTCTCCAAGTTTATTCCATAACAAAAGTTTAACGGCTTGTAACTTACCAAAATATTTATCATCTGCTTTCATTTTGGGTACAAATTTAGTATCTATATCAGATGTTATAACTTTATCCTCTGCTTGTAAATAGAAATTAACAGCTTCACCACCACTCAAAACTAAATCACCCATCGGTTTTAAGAATTTTGTTATATCGTCTATTATATCAAGTAGCAAGGGGCGTATTGATTCTGTTACAAGTACTTTAGCAGCTTCTTCAAAAGATTCTTTTTTATGAAGCCTATTTACTCTAGATCTAAATTTTTTTATATTATCCTGACTATACACTGAAATATATTTGTACAAAACCTTATCACCAAAGCACACTTTCTTTTTTACCCATTCTTCTATAGTTTTATCCGTATAATCGTTAAACAATAAATAAAAATTTCTAGGTAATTTTTTCACTATTTTTACTTTGGTATTTACCATTATTATATTGTCTATATAATAATATGGATTGTCAGAGTGACGAAAATACATGCGACGAAATATTCGGCGAATGTAGATGTTATGCGAGCACTGAAGAATCAAACCCATACGCAAACCAGGTTTGTGGTATTAGAAAAAATGGTATACTATTACCGTGTAAAGCAGGCTGTTGCGCAGGTGGGTGCCCTGGTCAATGTAAAAATGTTAGACCTAGACAACCATATGCATTTACTTATATAAAACCAAATATTCAAATTGATAATGTTTTTAAATACACCATATTATTAGCTATAATTTTAACAATTATAAGTACAATTTTAGTTATCAAAAAAAGTACTTAAAGATATTGGTTTAAATTCATATATAAAATGTCTATCGAATCTGTTCTTACCGAAATTGCCGCTCTCCGAAGTGAAGTTAAATCTCTCTCTAAAATATGTAGAAAAATCAAATCTAAACAAGATGACCCAACGGGTGAAAAGGCAGCTTCCCGCGCCAAAAACAACGGTTTCAACCGTGAACAAGCTGTTTCCGAGAAACTTAGAAAGTTTCTTGACCTGAAAGAAGGTGAACTTGTTTCTAGAAGTACGGTTACTCGAGCTATTAATAAGTACGTCACTGCTAATGGATTGAAACACCCAGAAAATGGGCGAGTTCTCGTATTGGATGAAAAATTGAAGGACCTTCTTCAACCACCGGACGATGTTCAAATTACATTTTTGAATTTACAAAAATATTTGAGTCCACATTACACAAAAGTTGAACAAAAGTAAACTAAGTTAAATAAATTGACTTAAAAAAATATATATACAATATAACAAAGAAACATGATTATCGATAGAACTTCTATCGAAAACCTTGTTGGTACAAAAATATCTAAGATAGATTTGTACCAAAAAGCATTCACACACAAATCTGCATTAAAAGAGAATGATTCTTTAGAGGGATCATTTGAAACACTTGAGTTTATAGGAGATTCAGTGTTAGGTTTTGTCATAACAAAATTTTTATTTGATCAATACGAGAACAAACAGGAAGGTTTTCTCACAAAAGCTCGTACAAAACTTGTCCGTGGCGAAACCTTGGCTAATATAGCTAATAAACTTGAACTTTATAAATGGGTTCAAATGGATGAAAAGGGTATGCGTAACCAATGGTATAAAAACCCAAAGATACTCGAAGATGTGTTTGAGTCACTCGTTGGTGCTATATACATGGACCTCGGTTTACTTCATGCTAAGCAGTTTATACTAAAAATATATAACAATCCGCAGATGGTTGATATGAATTGTATAATGATAGATGATAACTTTAAAGATCATCTTATGAGATATTGCCAAACAAACAATCTCAGTTTACCCGATTATAGGGTTGTACACCATGATAACGGTATATTTTTCATAGATGTTTATGTTAATAACGCATTTTTAGGGAGAGGTTGTGCAAAAAACAAAAAACAAGCGGAACAATTAGCCGCTAGATACTTTTTTTATCCTCCCCATCTTGCTACACATTAAAAATACTTAAACAATAAGATACATAAATATTTATAAATTATAAAATGATAAAACCTTGTTTAGCTATTGTTGGTGGTATAATTGGTATTTATATTGGTGTTAAATTATTATTATCATTCGATAAACCTGTACAACCTACACATGATAAAAACGAAGAAGATTCTGTATCATCTTCTTCATCCGAAGAAAATATAGTTATAAAAAGAACATTAACATCTCGTATGGGTGCATTTGAAAAAAAAGAAATAGTGAAGCGTGCCAAGCCCTTTTCTCATATGAAAAAAGAAGAACTTGTGGAAGCGTGTAAAGATAGAAATATAAGTTTTGATGGTACAGTTAGAATTTTAAAAACCAGGCTTAAAAATTACGAGACTAAGTAATTTAGTATGCATCCCAATGTCAAAAAATGGTTAGAATTTGAATATGCACCACAGAAATCACAGGAATGGTTAGATCTTAGAATGGGCATGCTTACAGCCAGTGATGCTGCATCAGCTATCGGTGTTAATAAATATGAAACACCGAATCAACTTTTATTGAAAAAGTGTGGTAAAGGTCCAGTTTTTACAGGTAATGAAGCAACGCGACACGGTGAAAAGTATGAAGACGAGGCACGTATAATTTATGAAGGAAAATACAACGAAGTTGTACACGAATTGGGTTTATGTCCCCATCCAAATTATTCATTTTTAGGAGGAAGCCCAGACGGTGTGAGTGAATCAGGTAAGTTAATAGAGATTAAATGTCCCATGATGAGATCTATTGATGGTACTGTACCCGAACATTACATGCCACAATTACAGTTGTGCATGGATATATTGGATTTAGAAGAGGCTGATTTTATACAATACAAACCAGAGGAACTTACATGGCCTAAGCCAAGTGAGTTTGTAGTTACAAATGTAAAACGAGATCGAGAATGGTTTGCTAAATATATGCCGGTTATGCGTGATTTTTGGGATAAAGTTGTTTATCACAGGGAACATGGTATAGAAGATCCACCACCGAAAAAAACGAGAAAGAAAAAGGAAATTATCAGACCAGAATGTCCTATAGTTACAGATTCAGACGAGGATTATTATGACGAGTATTAATAAATGAACAGGACTGTCTTATATAGTACAGTAACTATAACTCTTACAATAACTCTATTATATGGATACCTTTACTCACAAATGAAAGAGGATTTTGGGTTTACAGAAGATCCTCTCGACCCGTATTACTTTTCACTCATGACAATGAGTACGGTTGGGTACGGTGATTTTTCGCCTAAAACTCAGCGCGCAAAAGCTCTCGTCATGTCTCATCATACCATTATCTTAGCTGAAATTGCAACTCTCATAAGTAAAGTAATTTCGAAATAAAAAAATATCAAAAATTTCATGTTCAAATTTTTTAGAATTCGAAGATGAAACTTAAAATGTAAAAGTATAATATAATGAAAGGTTGTACCGCAGATATTAGTGATATTACAGATATAAAACCACAGGCTTGTGAACCTGTCAGTAAAGATAAGTGTAAATCGGGGTACATGGCAAAGGCTGAAAATATTAATACACCAGAAGATTCAATGGATTTATGTTGTAAATGTAATCGAAACGATGATACCCAGTGTGAAGTATGCTTAGATCCAGAAATGTGTACACAAGAAGAGGCAGATTTATATTACACTGATAATAACGACTGTTTTAAACCACAACCTGGTCCTTCACCATCGGGTTCTCCCTTGCCAGGTGTCGATTCGTATAAAAAAGAAAGTGGTTCCAAAATGACTTATATTTATGCACTCATATGTATTATAATTTTGGTGTTGGGATTCTATTTTTATTCAAATCGCCAAAATAAATATTAGAGTAATATAAATGCAAACATTCGGATCAAGAGCTGAAGTATTCCACGGAACTGCTTTAAAAACGACAGGCGGACTCGAAAAATCTGACCTCATGCAAGATAAATATGGACGAATCGTCAGTAAAGCTGCGCGTAAATCTGCAATCGAACGCATGAAAAGAGAAGGTAAAAAAGCACTCGTCAAAGTATTCAAGCCAAAAAAGAAAGGATTTGGGCTTCAACCAAAGGAAGGTACAAAAAAATATAAAACACTGATTAAGAAAATGTTGTAATAAAGTAAGTAATAATGACGCTGAGTAAGTGGAACGAGTCTGTTCGTGTAGCTAAAATTAAACTCGGATTAAACCCAAAGTCTTTTATAACATTAAAAGGTAAATTGCTGAAAGAATCACAGGCTATTTATCAAATACTCATTCTAAATGATAAAACTACAAAATAAATTGGAACCCCTTAAGTCTCTGTGGCTCATATACCACAAGCGAGTTAAGTTTCCACGAAACCCCAAATTTTCTATTAAGAAAATAAACACTATTCATTTCAACTACGGAAGTTCCGGAGTTTCTTGCGTATAGTCCATTTTTAATGTCATCAATTAACGGTTTCTTTTCTTCATCGTAAACGTTTGGTTTAACTTTATCGTCGATAGTAGAATCAACTTTAACGCGAAATTTTGGTTCACGATCGGGTGATTCTTTGATATTGGAAAAAAACATCGGTTTTAGTTCTTCAAAACTCATGTGTTTACTAAAAATATCTTCACTCTGTTCCGATACCGCGTGTATAATCTTATTTTCAACTTCGCGCATACACTCATAAAATTTCTTTACGAAATTACCTTCTTCATCCCACCCTTTCATAGCAAAGTCGATATTATATTTAGTAGGACCGATTTCAGGTGTGAACCCAGAAATACCAAAAGGCATATACATACGCGGAAAAATAATTTTCATAACCTTATCATCCGTAGTACACAACGAGATCTTTCGTCCATCATAGTTGGCAATTTTCAGTGTATCTTTAGCATTTATAAATTTTGCCATTGTTTTCTATAAATGTATATACACTTTAAGCTTTAAGCTTTTCTTTTAAATTTTTAATAGCTTTTTTCTTATTTTCAATTTTCTTTTCGAGTTTTAACGATTTTTGCACTGCATTATTATACTTTTTGGTTCTGTTCTGCACTGTATTCGTTTTTAAAATTTTTGGTCGAGTACTAGTTTTTCGTAACGCGTTTAATTCCTTTTCGAGTTGTTTTATAGCTGATTTTATACCCAGTACTTTACTCGGTTCCGTGAATTTAACAAACCTAATATTTTTTCGTTTTAATTTTTCGCGTGTAAATAAATTGTCTACCTCCATATTGCTATTTGAATTTGGGGGTGTATTATATATAGTTCTAATACGACTGACTGTTGATTTACGTAGTTCTGTACCATTTGGTAATGTACGCGGTTTAATATAATTTTTGAATGAGTTTAACGTCATATACCTTTTTTTTCGTATACCATATTCAACTGCTTCATTACCAATCTTGAATTTATTATGTGTTATGGGATCTACGTTATTATTACTATTACTAGGTAACGGAACTTCAATAAAATTCATATTTGACCTTGTTAGCATTCCAGGTTCAAATAAATCGTGTCTTGGACCTAATCTACTTCGACCCCGTGTTACTACGCTTCTTAAACGACTCTGTAAATTTTCAGGTGTTGGTGTTGTCATTTATATAGTCTGGTATTTTATATACCATAAAGTAATGAACTGGTTAAGACTCAAAATCATAGAGATACATGTTTCGTATATGATGATGAGGTACACAGTAAATAAAAAAATATTTAGGCAGAGCACATAGAACACTCCGCTTCTAAACTAAACTGAATCGGGCGCGATTTTGCTTTACTTCTAAGGTAATACATACCTGTTTTCAAACCAGTTTTCCACGCGTACATGTGCATAGACGAAAGTTTTGAAACCGTCGGACTCTCGACGAATAAGTTCATACTCTGACTTTGGTCTATATATACACCTCTATC